GATAGTGGTACAATTACTATGGGTACTGATGCTAACCAAAACCTAAGTGTAAACGGTGGTTCAGGTTCAGGTAAATTACAAATGTCAGCAGGTGCTGGAATTGAGCTTAATAAAACAACCGCACTAGGAAGTGGTGTACCAATTACTTGTCACTCAGATGACAATGCGACTGGTATCTTACTACCAAACGGTTCTAAGTCAGGTAACGTAACAACAACTGGTAACTTAATCAGTAACGCTGTTACTAACGAAAACTTAGTATTACAATCAAACGGCGCTGGTGTTATTCAATTGAATGACGACGCTACTTGTACTGGAAACATGATTGTTACAGGAAACTTAACTGTAAACGGTTCAACAACAACTGTTAGTTCAACTAACACAACTGTTGAAGATCCACTACAGATTTGGGCTACTGGACAATCTGGTACTCCTGCTTATGACTCAGGTTGGGTTGTTGAGCGTGGATCAAGTGCTAACGTGGCGATGATTTGGGACGAAAGTGCTGATCAATTCGCGGCAATTAACACTTCAGAAGACGGTACAACAGCAGGAAACGTAACTGTTTCTTCTTATGCTGATATGAGAGTTGCTACACTAACTGGTACAGCAACATCGGCACAATACGCTGACTTGGCTGAGTGCTATGCGGCAGATGCCGAATATGCGCCTGGCACAGTTGTACACTTTGGTGGAAGCCATGAAGTATCACTATGTGATATGGATGCTTGTAAATCAGTCGCGGGTGTTGTTACATCAAACCCTGCTTACTTAATGAACGACGGTATGGAAGCCGATCACAAATGTGCAGTAGCACTAGTTGGTAGAGTTCCATGTAAAGTGTCTGGTTCTGTTAAGAAAGGCGACATGATGGTAAGTGACGGAAATGGTGGAGCAAGATCTGAAGATGATCCTAAGATGGGCCAAGTAATTGGTAAAGCATTAGAAGATCACGAAGGTGAAGGTACTATTGAAGTAGTTGTTGGCAGAATGTAAGCAAACAATTTACTAAAATACTTAAAGGGCGGCTTAGGTCGCCCTTTTTTATGACCAATAAATACTTGACTATTAAGTATAGGTAATAAGTAAGAGTATGCTAGGAAAAAACAGTGATCAGTACGATGGTGAGTTTTTTATTACCTCAATAAAGTACGAAAATAATCAACGTAAAGAAACAAGAGAATGGATACCACGAACGGTATATAACGATACCCACACGGGTCATGCTATATGTATAGGTCAAGGAGAATCAAGAGATAAATTTAATATAAATTTATTAACAGGGCATAGAGGAGGAGTACTAGGAGCCATGGCCGCCCAAACATACGGCTGTAATGGATTGTCTAGAGAATTTCAATGTGATTTTTTAGTTGCTACAGGCAAAGAACTTACAGAAGAAATAGCCAATAGTACAGAGTATTCAGAAAAGCCTTACGCTGATGAAAGAATAGTTTATTCTACAGCACCTAATTGTTTAGAACACCCAGGTAAGTTTCATTTAGTGCCTTATAATGTACAAATGAATGCCGGAGCAATGGCTGTTTATCTTGCGGCGTTTGATAAACATAGAAGTATCTATATGATAGGGTATGAAGGTCAAAAAGGCGGCGAAGGATATAATTCTAACGTGTATGCCGGGACACCAGGTTATATGCCACAAAATCACACAGTCTCAAGTATTAAATGGGAAGCAAATATGTGCCAAATATTTGGAGCATATCCAGATATTTCATTTACAATAGTTGATAATACCACTACTGGATATCCTGATTCTTATAAATGGTATAAGAATGTAAGATATATTTCTTATAGAGAATTTATACAAGAGTTAGATATAGGATCGTTTAAGCATTCTTAACTTATATACTGACTTACTAGTGTTTTTAATTTTTCATTAATAGCATCTATGTTTAAAGTATTATACAATCCAGGATGAAGTGGTTTTGGAAAATGATCTACATCTACCCAAGCATACCCAACGTGTTCGTCGTTTAAGTTTGGTATAAATTCTTCTTCAATAATATTAACAAATGTTTCGTATATAAAGTTATTCTTTTTGTGAGTAAATTTTTCTATTGGAATAGTTTTAACAATATCAGGTAGCGAACCTAGTTCTTCTGTTATTTCTCTACACATAGCCTCATAAACAGTTTCGCCTGTTTCGACTTTACCGCCAACTAGTGCCCATGTAAATTTATATGTTTTAGTATTTCTTAAAACAAAGAGAAATCTATTTGTTTTACGAGCCCAAAATAAACAACCAACACTATTTAAAGTACCAGTCGCCATCTTCCTGCTTTGTACTCGCCTTCGTAACTTTTTATCCATTTCGATCCGTCCCATTTATATTGAATTCCGGTTATACTATTAGTTAGATAATCTGTATCAGTTTTTTTAGTAGAAGCATCATATACTACTTGCCATTTATTGCTGTTATATTCTATAATATCGTTCGCTGAGGCTATCAAATCTTCGTTTGCGGCACCCTTCCAAGCATCAGCACCATCAGTATTACCTGTAGCACCTATGTCTTTTATAATCAAGTATCTTTGCCCGTTTGCTGAAGCACTTAACCCAGAACCAGGCCCTTTTATAGAAGGATCAACTATAGCATCAATGGCTGATAATGTGTTTGTTGGGATAGTATCAGTATCAACTGTAAACAATAGTATGTCGTTATCTGTAGGATGTAATGCTACAGTACCAACAACTTCGGTACTATCTATCTCTGATGTTAATGAAACTCTCAATTGGCTAGTACCATTGGCAAGGGTAGCCTTTTTTGTTGTTGTTAATTTACCCCAATTATCAATGAGACTCTGCCAATTAGGACGAGGTCCCACTGCACTTGTACCAACAACAGTTGATGTGCCAGTAGTAACATTATTAACAGCATCAGCCGAGTCGATTAGTTGTGCCTGCCCGTTTAATAGTATAATACCGTACTGGTTAGGCGTGATAGAAACTCTATCACCATATAAAAGTCCAATATCTAAGTCTTTAATAGTGCCTGAATTGTCATGTATTCCACTAACAATACTTCTAATAACACCTAATTTTTTAACTTTAGCAGGTATGCTTAACCATATAGGCATACTAAAGTTAAGTGTAGCAATATCTATTTGATCGTCAGTACCAGTTGGTATACTTCTACTTGTAAAAGTTTGTCCTGTTAATTCAACGTAACTTAAACTAGTCCAATCAATGTAATTATCAGTACTTTGTATTTCCATATCAGGATTAAACAATGTTAAAATTTGCTCTAATAACTGTAATTTTTGTTCTGTGTTAGTTGTCCATATATCAACATTCATGTTTAATCTATATGGTGTAGGCATAGCACGTTCTATAGTATATGCTTCGCCTTGTTGTTGTGTATATGCTCCGGTGTTTTCATTTACTGCCCTAGTTCTAACATTTATTTTGTCAATGTGACTAGGTTGTTGCATTCTATCTCTATCATATTGTAAGTCAGCGATATGAACAGTCATAAGAGGTGCTGTAGGAATACCGTTTTCACTATTATGTTTCATAATAGCGGCCGCTTGTCTACTAGAGTCACCGTAACGTACTGGTACTTGATAAAGTGTTATAGTTCCGTCTCTGCCTTTACCAAATTCTACTTGGTAATGTGAAAACATTCTAACAAATTGTAAAATAAATCTGCGAATTTGTTCGTCATAGAAATAAGTTTTCATTATTGATTTCCTTGTACTACATTAATAAGGTCTTGTACTGTTTTTATGTTTTTACCTTCCTCGTCAGGAATTTTTACACCTAACTTATCTTCAACTTTTATTATTATTTCAATTGTATCAAAGACGTCAGCACCTAAATCATCTACAAGATGTGACTCGGGTTTAACATTTTTTACTTCTAAGTATTCAGAAACTATTTTAATTACGCTTTCCATTATTCATCTGCCTCAGGTTCTAGTGCTGAACTCAATCCAGTTTTACCTGGTTTTGCTACACCCTTGTTGTCTATATACGTTGATGTATTATTAATAAATGAATCTCGTTGTGTAGTTCCTGTACCATCTAATGTAGTTCTAATAGCATCTTCAACTTTAATCCAACGTGCTCCATCATATCTAAATAATCTATTAGGCATATAATCAAGTCTTAATATATATTCACCTTCTAAAGGATGTGTAGGAAATGTAATACCAGGAGTTACGTGAAAACCATTTGGTCCTAAACCGTCACCGGTCATATACCCGCCGACCCATCCATTGCCTACTGGTGAAACAGCCGCATCATCTGTCTTAACAGTAGACGAACTTGCTTTAGCCTCAGTAGTATCTGCTGTTTTACTAGTTGAAACAGCAGGTGTTCCGTCTTTGTTAGTTGGTTGTACATAAAATTTTGTAGTATCATAACCTGTTTTAGGAACTTCTTTCTCTGCTTGTTCTATAATAGCATTATTAACTTCTAATTCTTTTTTGTATGTAGATAGTAAACTCTTTAAACTTGAAGAGTCACTAGTATCACCTAGTATATCTCTGTATTCTTGACTATCTATTAATGGAGTACATTTAACTCTCCATAAATGTGGATACCATGATGGACTAAACCCTTCTGCTGATCTAGATCCGTCTTGTACAACATAATATCTTCTTAATGATGTACTTAAATCTGTATCTAAAGGATAAAAATCTTTTAAGTGAGGTAATTCTAATACATCACCATTCATAAGTTTTCTTCCTAGCAAATCTATCATGTCAGCCATATGGAAGTTTATAAAGAGTGTATCGTTTGCTAAGAATAAACCAAATTGTGTTAAGTCAAAATCTATATCTTGTACATTATAAAGACCACGCATTTGGTATACATCAGGGTCATACTTGCGATCTCTATTTTCTAAAAATAGTAAGTCTTGTATACGGTTTTCTGTAATAGTATCGTACTTAGGTTGTGTGGCATCACCTGCCGCTTGTTGAAAAGTACCTAAATATTTGTGTATATTAACACCAGTGCCGCCAATGGTAAACATTTCACGGATTCGGTTGTCGTGGAAACTATAATCAAACGTCTTATTTTCTTTCCACATTGAGATTCTTGGCATATTTTTTTCCTATTCTACAGTAACATTATTTATCGCTTGACATTTTTACTAATGATGTTATAGTAATGTAGTAAATTAAAAATTACACATTATTAACCTATTTTTTATTAACATGACTATATAAGCATTAAACAGGAGGCAATTTTGGCTAAACGTAAACAAAGAGCTCGTAGAGTAACAGCGGCAGATAAGTTGTTAGAGCCTAAATGGGACGGCTGGGAAGACATGACCGGACAAGAGTACCATCATTTCAAGCAGAGTACACAGTCTTGGTACTACCATACGTTTAAACCAGATGAACTAGCCAAGCATACCTTTGAATGGATGAAAAATAATGGTTATAGTAAAGAAGATATTAAATGTGCTAAGGCAGTTCCTAGTTATGTTATAGGCACAACAACACATATAACTTGTCGTATGTTAACAAATGGTATGCCTGATTTTAATCTAAGGGAAGATGACCACTGGCAAAGTCTATCAGGTACCATGGGTAAAATTAAACCGTCAATTGAATGGGTTAGAATTGGAGTAGCAAAAGGTATCGAGAAGGGTAAAAGCCTTGTAGAGCAAAAAGCAAAAGCAGATGCTAAAAAAGTTAAAGTATATCAACCAACAATACAAGAAAGAACATGGGCGGCGGCTATTAGGATGACAGTTGAGATAGATGATGTTATGGAATCCGGCACAGACTTAATAAACTTAACAAACTTTACACCGTTAAAATGGCTTAAAATACATCAATGTAAAGGAGCCCATGCTAAAATTATTAAAACTTTTTATGAGCCAGGGTACAATGAATTACATGAATTATTAAATCCACCTAATCGTAAGCAACGACAAAATATGACAGAGCATGAACTGGATTTTAGAGATCAGTTAGATGAAAGTTTTAATGTCTTTACTAAAGCAGAAATACAAAGTAGATATAAAGCCTATAAAATGATTTGTGATGCTTGTGATATGATGATAGACAATGCTAAACTTACTCGTAAGACTCGTAAAGTAAAACCTAAGAGTGCTGAAAAACTAGTAACAAAAATAAAATATAAACAATCTGATGAAAAATTAGCACTTGTTAGTATTAACCCTATTGATATTATTAAGGCTAACGAGCTTTGGGTATACAATACAAAAACAAGAAAGATAGGACGTTATATAACTTCTTCAATAGATCCGCTTAAACAAAAGCGTGATGGCACAGGTTTAGAGGTTAAAGGTACAACAATAGTAAGGTATTCAGAAGAAGAAAGTGTATGTAAAACACTACGAAAGCCTGAAGATCAATTAGCAGAATTTAAAAAATGCGGTAAAATTCAGCGTAAAAAGTTCTTTGAAAGTCTTAATGTAACAGAAACTAAACTAAACGGCCGTATAAATGCTGAAACAATCCTATT